AACCGTCAACGTGAACCAACTCGCGGGGAAGCGGGGCCCCGACGGGTTTCCCTGCAAGCACGCACACGCGGTGATCGCGCGCGCTCGCACCGCCGCGAAGCCCGACACGTCGAGCCCGTACCCGTCGGTCGAAGAGACCCAGCAGCGAATCGAGAAGGAGCGCGCGGTGGCAGAGAAGGCGAAGAACGATCCCGTGATGCGCCGGGCCCTCGAGCTGGTGCGGTCGACGCCGGGTGCGAAGGCCAGCGACGCGAGGCGCTTCCTCGAGCAGGCGCGCGCCGAGCTCGCCGGCGCGTCGACCACCGAGGTGCGCCATGGCTGATGGTTCCCCCTCGAAGCTCCAGAGGTTGCACGACAAGGCCGCCGAGAAGGCCGTGCTCGCCTCGATGCTGCTCGACAACGCGGTGATCCCGACCATCGCGCTGGTGGTCGCGGCGCGTGACTTCTACGTGCCCAGCCACGGGCTCATCTTCGACGCGATCGTCGCGGTGAAGAAGGGCGGCGACGGCGTCGACGTCGTGACCCTCGCCTCGGCGCTGCGCGAGAAGGATAGCCTCAACACCGTCGGCGGCGCGCAGTACCTCGGCGAGATCACCGACGACATTCCCACGGTGGCGCACTGCGAGGCGCACGCGCGCATAGTGGCGGACCTCGCCGCGCGGCGGCGCGCCCTCGAGGTTGCGCAGCGCATCGAGGCCGCGGCGATGACGATGGACGCCGCGGAGTTGCACAGCTACGCGACGAAGGCCCTGCGCGACGCGCAGGTCTCACGACAGGCGCCGCTGCTCACCTCGCGCGTGCTCTCTGACCAGCTCTTCACGCGCTACGTCGACCCGAGCACCGACGCGGTCAGCGGCGCGATCCCCTCGGGCCTGCGAGACCTCGACCAGCTCCTGACCCTGAACCGCGGGCGGCAGTACGTGTTCGCGGCGCGCCCCGCGATGGGGAAGTCGGCGCTCACCGGACAGATCCTGCACGCGGTCGGCAGCGCGCTCGCCGGCGACGGCTCGGAGCCGGGCACCTCGATTTGCTTCGCGGAGGAAATGCCCGACCTCGAGGTCGCGGGCCGCTGGGTCGTCGGGTACGCCGGTGTGCCCGCCCGCGCGGGCGACGATCGCAAGCTCGATGACGACCAGTACACGGCCTGGACGAACGCCCTCGCGGCGCTCGATCGCGCGAAGGTCGTCTACGACGACACACCCGCCGTGACCATCGAGCGAATCGAGTCCGTCGCGCGCAGCGTCGCCCTCGAGGGGCCCGTCGACATCATCCTGGTGGACTATCTCCAGCTCCTGACCATGCCAAAGGCGGAGCGGTACGACCTCGCGGTGGGCGAGGTGACGCGGCGCCTGAAGGCCCTCGCGAAGGAGCTGAACTGCGTGGTGATCACCGTGTCGCAGTTGAACCGCGAGTGCGAGTCGCGCCCGAACAAGCGCCCCATGCTCTCCGACCTCCGCGACTCCGGGCGCATCGAGCAGGACGCGGACGGCGTCGTGTTCATCTACCGCGACGAGGTCTACCACCGCGACACCGCCGACAAGGGCTACGCGGAGGTGATCGTCGCGAAGCAACGCAACGGGCCCATCGGCATGGTGCGGCTGCGCTGGATCGCCGAAAGCGTCCGCTTCGAGGACTGCAACAGCTACGTCGTCGCGGGCCGCACGTTCGGCGACCCCGCGGACCAGATCGAAGGCTTCTGACCTTGGGCGCGCCGGTGATCACCAACGTGCCGCTGCAGCTTCTCCTTCCGGGAGTCGCCGCGGTGCGCGCGCCGGTGATCGCCGCCCCTCCCCCAGCGCCCGCCACGCCCCAGGTGTGCGCCCTGTGCGAGTGCTCCCTCAGCGGCAAGAGGTTCCGCCGGCGAGGGCTGTGCCGCTCCTGCTACCGAAAGCTCTGCGCCGCCAACCTCCCCATGCCCATCGCGGGCACACCCGGGCCGCGGCGCCTCTCCCACTACCAGCGCGCGCGCCGAACCATCGCCGCGTGGCCCCTCGAGGTGCGCGCGGCCTACGGACAAGCCCTGCGCGACGCTGAGGCGGACCGCGTCGAGGCCACGACCCGCGCCATGGAGGCACCGTGACGAACCGTAAACCACCGCCCCGAGGCCAGAAGAAGACCAACCCCGACAAGCGCGTCGAGGCCATGCGCCTGCTCGCTGAGGGGTCGGGCCCGACGGACGTCGCGCGCGCGCTGAAGGTCGGCGAGCGCACCGTGCGCGCGTGGCGCGACAGCCCCGAGGGACAACGCGAGCTGAGCGCGGCGCGCAAGGCCCGCGAGGCCGCGTTCATGGACGCCGCCGAGCGCGCGCGCCGCATCCTGCGCGCGGGCGCCGAGAAGGCCGCGCAGGTGCTCGTCGACCAGCTCTCCAGCGGCGACGCCGCGACGAAGTCCATCGCCGCGCGCACGCTGCTCGATCGCGTGGGGGTACCGCGCGTCGAGCGCCGCGAGTTCGTGCCCCCGCCGGCGGACCTGTCCAACCTCACCGACGACGAGCTCGCCGAGCTCGAGCGCCTCAACCGAAAGATCGGGCGCGTGTGATCGACACCGCATCGCCCGCGGAGGTCGACTGCGAATGGATCCGTCGCCGCGGCTTCAAGGAGTTCGTGAAGCGCGCCTGGTCGATCGTCGAGACGTCGACCCTCGTGTGGAACTGGCACCACGACGCGATGGCCGAATACCTCCAGGCCGTTGCGCTGAGGCAGATCCGCGACCTCGTGATGAACGTGCCCCCGGGCATGTCGAAGTCGCGGTTCGCGTCGGTGCTGTGGCAGGCGTGGGTGTGGACCATCGACCCAGAGCGGCGGTTCTTCGCGGCGAGCTACTCCGATGAGAACGTGCTGCGCGACGCGCGCGACATGCGGACGCTCGTGAGCTCGGACTGGTACCGCGAGCGGTGGCCCCACGTGCGCCTCCCTTCGGGCGGCAACGCCTCGACGGCGATCGGGCTGTACGAGAACACCCGCCGCGGGTTCCGCAAGTCGGACACGTGGCGCGGACAGTGGACCGGGAAGCACGGCGACGACCACACCGTCGACGATCCCCTCGACCCCCAGGGCGCCGCGTCGGCGGCGGAGCTCGACGGCGTGCTCGAGTGGTGGACCGGCACGATGTCGACTCGCTTTCGCGATCTCACCACCGGCACCCGCACGCTGGTGATGCAGCGCCTTCACGAGAAGGATCTCACCCGCGAGTTCTTCCGCGCTGGCGCCGAGGTGCTGTGCCTCCCGATGCGATACGAGCGCGCGCACCCCTACGTGTGGCTGCGCGACCCGCGCACCGTCGACGGCGAGCTGCTGTTCCCCGCGCGCTTCCCGGAGGCGGAGGTCGCCAAGCTCGAAAGGATCCTCGGGCCGTCGCAGGCCGCGGCGCAGCTTCAGCAGCGCCCCGCACCCGCCGGCGGCATGGTGTTCCAGAGCGCGTGGTTCAAGTCGTGGGTGGAGTACCCCGACGCGAAGACGGCGACGTGGTGCATCGAGCTCGACGCGACATTCAAGAAGACCGACGACGGGAGCTTCGTCGAGCTCCAGGTGTGGTGCGACGACGGACCGCGCCACTACCTCGTCGACGAGCGCCACGAACGCATGGGCCTGCTCGGGACGCTCAACGCGCTGCACGCGCTGCTGGTGCTGTACCCGCGCGTGCGGACGGTGCGCGTCGAAGAGAAGGCCAACGGTGCGGCCATCGTCGATGTGATGCGCGCTGACCCCCGCTTCGTCGGGATTGCCGTGGTGACGGTCACACCCGACGGCGGGAAGGAAGCTCGCGCGATGGCGGCGCAGCCCGAGGTTGCCGCGGGCCTCGTGTACCTCCCCGACGTGGAGTACGCGAAGTACCCCGACGGGCGCCGCGGCGCTGCATGGGTGCCCGCGTTCCTGCACGAGGTCGTGACGTTCCCGAAGAGCGAGAACGACGACCGTGTCGATGCGATGTCGCAGCACCTGAATGCGGTGCGCAGCAGCTTCGCGGCGAAGTTCCTCGCCGCGTACGGTGGAAAGGGATCCAAGTGATGGTTGGCTTTCGAGAGAAGTTCATCGCCGCGGTGCAACGCGTCGACGAGTGGGCGAACGTGGCCACGGGCATCGGCAACGTGCTGGGGCGTGGGTGCCGCGGGAGCTGCTCCTACCAGGAGTCGGAGCGCCTCTCCGACGGCATGGTGGAGTCGATGTTCAACGGCGACCCGTTCGCCGCGATCATCTGCGCCGCCGTCCCGAAGCACGCATTGAGGCGCGGGGTCACGGTGAAGCTCGGCGCCACCGCGGACGAGAGCGCGCTGAAGAAGTACCTCGCCGACCTCCGGCTGGTGCAGCGCACCCGCGAGGCGTGGACCTGGGCGCGGGCCTTCGGCGGCGGCGCGCTGGTGCTCGGCTGCGACGACGGCCGACGCCCCGAGGAGCCCCTCGACGAGCAGGGCCTGCGCGCCGTGCGCTTCCTCGTCGCGGTGACCTCGCGCGAGCTGCGCCCGCAGACCTGGTGCACCGACCCGATGAGCCCGCGGTTCGGCGAGCCCGAGCTCTACATGCTCACCCGCAACGGCGGCGGCGGCGGCTCCGAGGTCGTGCTGGTGCACCACACCCGCGTGGTGCGCTTCGAGGGCGCGCCCACGACGCGCCAGCGCCGCATCCACCTCCAGGGCTGGGGCGAGTCGTACCTGAACCGCGTGTCGTCGCTGCTCGCCGAATGGTCGGGCGCGCACGTCGCCGTGGTCGACCTGCTGCAGCAGAGCAGCATCGGCGTGATGAAGATCCGCGACCTGTCGACGATCGTGGGGAGCGACGCGACGGAGGCGTTCAAGAACCGCATGGACGCGATGGACATCGCGCGCAGCGTGGCGAAGGCCATCCTGCTCGACGCGGAGGGCGAGTCGTACGAGCGCGTCGAGGTCGGTGCGCTGACCGGCATCCCCGACGTCGTCGACCGCTTCACCCTGCGGCTCGCGGGCGCCCTCGAGATGCCGGTCAGCATCCTGCTGGGCCGCGAGCCCGCCGGGCTCAACGCCACCGGCGACAGCGACATCCGCGCCTGGTACGACGCCCTCCAGGCGACCCGCGACGAGGTCGCGCGCCCGGCCCTCGAGACGATCGTGCGGCTGGTGCTGGTGAGCTCCGAGGGCCCGACGCGCGGTGTGGTGCCCCCCGGCTGGTCGCTGGAGTTCCCCCCGCTCTGGCAGATGACGGAGGGCGAGACCGCCGACCTGCGCGCGAAGGTCGCGACCACCGACGACGTGTACCTGCGCAACGGCGTGGTCACCCCGGAGGAAGTCGCGCGCAGCCGCTTCCGCCCCGAGGGCTGGTCGATGGAGACCACGGTCACCCTCGCCCCGGAGCCGCCCCCCGCTGCGCCGCCGACGCCCCGCGACCCCGACCCGGCGGACCCCTCGGGCGATCCGTCGCTCCCGGCCGACGGAGACGCGTCGCGGAGAGCTCCCGACGACGGCAGCACCGACCCACACGCGCCCGCGGGCATCCTCCCGCCGCGCCCGATGAACAGCGAGGGCACCCGATGAAGACGCCAGAAGAGACGATCGCGGAGATGCGCGAGATCGCCGCGCAGCTCAAGACAGCGCACGCGACCTACGAGGCGGCCGAAGACGAGATCCGCGAGCTGGTGGGCGTGCTCGGGTACTTCGACGATGCGGTGCGCCTCGTCGTGCGACCCGCAGACGACCCCGAGCGCGGGATCCGGTACGCCCCGGGCCTCGTCGCCGCGGAGCTCAAGCTCGGGTCGTCTCACGGCGAGGTGATCGCGCCCACGCGCGAGGATGCGCTGTCGGGCCTCGCGAAGAAGACACGGCGGGAGGTGCTCGATTTTGTGGACAGCATCGCGGCCCGTGCGAAGGGGCTGCGTCGTGAGGCAGACAAAGACGACGCCCGGGCCGCGGAGAAGCTCGCGGCGATCGAGGCGATCCCGCGGCACGACGCGACCGTGAGGGATGCGTGAAGATCACAGCCCCCGCGAGCTCGCCGATCTTCACGGATGCCTCACGCATCACCGCCGCCCTCGACGGCGCCCACCGCTGCTATTTGCTCGGCTGGTGCGAGCTGGGCGACGTGCTCATCGTTCACGCGTGCCAGCGCGCTCTGGCGCTTCTTGACGACCTCGCGCGGGAGCTCGGGTCGTGGTGACCGCCGCGTTCGTCCGCCCCGGGCCCCGCGGCCCTCGACGCGCCCCCGCGCGCGTGCGCACCTCGGGGCTGCGTCCGCCGCCCCCGACCGCCGCCGAGCGTGAGTACATGGCGGCGCTGGTGCCCCTCGCGCGCGGCGTGCTCGACGAGGCCACGGCGATCCTCCGCCGCCACGGCCTACTCCCCGCGCGCCTCGACGCGGCCGACGGAGACGCGCCGACGGTCGACCCCGCGGCGGTGGCCCGCGCGCGCAGCGAGCTCGACTCCCTGCGCGTGCGCGTCGCACGACACCAGCGCGCGCCCCTCGCGCAGCTCGACACCGTCTCCCGGCGCGTCGCGGCGCACTCCGGGCGGCAGTGGGAAGCGGCCCTCGCGCGCCTCGGGGTGAACCTCGACGACGTGCGACAGCCCCACCTCGAGCACCTGCGCTCGCACTGGATCTCGCAGAACACCGACTTGATCACGACGATGCAGCGCGACGTGGTCGACCGCGTGCGCGACGTGATCAGCGACACCCGCGGGCTGCGTGTCGAGGCGATCGCCAGCGCCCTCGAGACGGCGACCGGCGCGTCGGAGTCGCACGCCCGGCTCATCGCGCGCGACCAGACGCTGAAGCTGAACGCGCAGATCACATCCTCTCGACACGCCGCGGCGGGTGTGACGGAGTACGTGTGGCGTACGAGCCGTGACGAACGCGTGCGCGAGGATCACAAGGTGCTCGACGGCACGCGCCAGAAGTACGCCGACCCGCCCGTGGTAGACCGGCGCACCGGAGCCCGCGGCAACCCCGGGACGTGGTTCCAGTGCAGGTGCACCGCGGACCCGATCCTCCCCGACCTCGACGACTGACCCCCGTGATGCGTGCCACCGCTGCGTGGCGCATGCCCTGCTGAGTCGCGCACCTTCGCTGCGTGACCCGAGTCCACCGCCGAGACTTCGCAGGAACCGTCAGCGCCGTCACGCGCACGCCGCAGGGCGGGCTGCGTCTCGACGCGGCGGTCACGCGCGTCGGTGTGCTGGACTACCGCGACCACGCGGGGAAGGCCTGGCGCGAGTGGAAGCCCGCGGAGGAAGTGTTCCGCGCGGACTCGCTGGAGACGCTCATTCCTGCGCCCGCGACGGAGCTGCACCCCTCGACGATGGTCGACGGCGACACGTGGGCCGACGTGACCGTGGGGCACCCCGTGGGCGCGCCGCGACGTGACGGTGGCCTCGTCGTGGTGCCTCTCGCGATCCAGCGCGCGGGCACCGTCGCGAAGGTCGACGCCGGCGAGCTGCACGACGTCTCCGCGGGCTACACGTGCCGCGTCGACTGGACCGCTGGCGTCACGCCCGAGGGCGAGCACTACGACGCGATCCAGCGCGACATTCGGTACAACCACATCGCGCTGGGGCCGCGTGGGTGGGGCCGTGCCGGTGAAGAGGTTTCGCTGCGGCTCGATGGGGCCGCGGAGCATGTGCGGGGCGATGCCCCCGCGAAGGGGCAGTCGATGAAGAAGATCAAGGTGCGCGGCCGCGAGTTCAAGCTCGATGCCGACGAAGAGGTGGTGCAGGCCCAGGGCGCGGTCGACACGCTCGCCGCGGCGCTCGACGCGGCGGAGAGCGCGCTGAAGACCGCCATCGGCGAGGTCGCGGCCCTCCGCGCGAAGACGGAGGCCGAAGAGAAGGCGGAGCCGCCGAAGGTCACCGAGGACATGGTCCCCGACGAGGTCGCCGACGCCCTCGCCGCAAAGCGCGAGGTGCTGCGCGCCGACGCGCGCACGGTGCTCGGCGCCGACGCGAAGATCGACGGCCTCAAGCCGCGCAAGATCCACGAGATGGTGATCGCCAAGGCGCTCCCCGAGACGAAGCTCGACGGGCTCACCGACGCCACCGTGCACGGCATGTTCGTGGCCGCGGTCGCCGGCGCGAAGAAGGCCGCGCGCGTCGACGCCCTCGGGGCGATCGGCGGCGGCACCGCCGGCACCGCCGGCACCACGACGCACACCGACAGCGCCGACGACGTCGACGGCGCGCTCTCCCCCGCGGCCGCGCTCAACGCGCGCTCGTCGCGGCGCTTCGACACCCGCAACACCAGCTCGGAGGCCCGCTGAACATGCCGGTCCAGACCACATACGGTTTCGCGCCGACCACCGGACTCCCGGGGCAGGTCGCGCGCATCAAGCCCACCCGCACCCGCACCCTGCTCGCGCTGGCCTCGCTGATCCCCGGGATCATCGTGTTCAACACCCGCGCGGCGGGGAGCACCGGCGAGGGCAAGACGGGGCCGATGACGGCGCCCGCGGCCGCGGTCGACGCGGTGATCGCCACGGGCGGCGCGTCGAGCGGCTCCGTGCAGAACCTCACGTCGTTTAACGGCACGCTGGGCGGCGGCGAGTACTACCCGCCGCGCAACCTGACGCTGACGTTCTCCAGCCACGCGAACTGGGACGCGACGACGGCGACGATCACCGGCACCGATGAGAACGGCGAGGCGCAGACGGAGTCGCTGTCGATCCCCGACGGTGGCAACGCCACGGTCACCGGCACGAAGCTCTGGCGGACGATCACGCAGATCTCCATCCCGGCGCAGTCCGGCACCGCGGGCACCTTCACCGCGGGCGTCGGCTCGCTGCTCGGGCCCGTCGACCACCTCGTCGAGGGCCTCGTCGAGCGCGGCCCCTCTCGCGCCTCGCTGAACTACGCCTCGGGCGACCTCGCGCCCGTGGCCCGCGACGGCGAGTTCTACGTGACCAGCGAGACCGCCGTGAAGGAGGGCGACCCGGTCTGGGTGCGCGCGATCCTGAACGGCGACACGGTGATCGGCGCGGTGCGCGCCACGCCCGACGGCAACACCTGCGTGCGGCTGAAGTCCGCCCGCTTCACCTCCACCAACAGCGCGGGCCTGTCGCGGCTCGAGCTCAACCTCCCGGCGGGCTGACACCATGCGCAAGATGAATGCGGCGCGACAGAAGCGCCTCGACACCCTCTTCGTCCCGTGTGCGGGCGAGATCGCCAAGAAGCTCGCCGACGAGCGCATGGACGCGTCCAGCGTGCTCCACCTCGCGCGCCAGCTCGAGGAGCTCGACAACGAGACCTACTGGGTCGAGTACCCCGAGTACGTCGGGGTTCAGATCCTCCCCATCAAGGGCAACATCAGCCCGGGCGCGGAGACCTACACGTACCAGATCCGCGATCGCATCGGTGCCTTCGCGTACAGCGCGAACCTCAGCGACGACTCGCCCAACCAGGACATCGCGGGCGACTCGGAGACAGCGAAGCTGTTCTCGTGGCGCGGGCACTACGCGTACTCGATCCAGGACATGCGCCGCGGTCAGATGGCCGGGCTCCCCCTGGAGAACGACCGCGCGCTCGCGACCCGCGAGAACGCCGAGACGAAGCTCGACGAGCTGCTCGCGATCGGTGACTCGAGCCTCGGGATCACCGGCTTCTACAACAACTCGAACGTGTCGTCGGTCAGCGCCGCCACGGGCGACTGGGAGAACACCGCGACCACGGCCGACAACATCGTCGAGGACCTCAACAAGGTCGTGCGGACGGTGGTGAAGGACACCAAGGGCCGCGTGATCCCCAACGCGATCGTGCTCACGCCGACCCAGGCGGCGGTGGCGGACACGAAGCGTCTGCCGAACACCGAGGTCAGCGCGCTGGACTACTTCCGCAAGAAGAACCCGCAGATCGCCATCTCGCAGTGGGCGCGCGGCGAGACGGCGGGCGCGACGAGCTCGCGGCGCCTGATGTGTGGCCGCATGGACCGCCGCACCCTCGAAGCCCTCGTCCCCGTGCGGTTCGAGACCTTCGCGCCGGAGCTGCGCGGGCTCACGTACCGCGTCGAGGCCCACATGCGCTCGGGCGGCGTCATCTACCGCTACCCCGGGGCGTGGCGCTACATGGACGGGTGCTGACGTGCTGCGCGTCCGCAACAAGCTGGGGCACGCGCTCGACGGCATCGCCAACGGCGACGTCGGCGACGTGCCCAACACGGCGATGATGCGAAAGCTCATCGAGGCCGGTGAGCTCGAGCTCATCCAGGAGCTCGCCCCGCCGCGCATCGTCCCGTCCGACGACGACGGCGACGGCGCGAGCCTCCGGGCGCAGGCCGCGGAGTTCGACCGCGCGTGGACCCGGCGCGACGAGCAGCACCGTGTCGAGGTCGACGCCCTGCGCGCCGAGCTCGACGCCGCGCGCACCGAGAGCGCGTCCCTGCGCGAGCAGCTCGCGGCCGCACCGAAGGGCAAGGCGAAGAAGGTCACGCCCGAGGACGTCGACGCGCCCACCGCGCCGGCGAAGGAGTGAGGGCAACGTGACGGTCAGCGTGGCCAGCCTGAAGGAGCGGTTCCCGGAGATCGTCCCCGTCGACGACACCGTGGTGACGCGCGCCATCGGCGAGGCCACGCGCCGCACCTCGCTCGCCGCCCTGGGGGCCCGGTTCGACGACGC